AAGCATGACTAATCAGCAGGCTGGTCTAGCAGGATCATCACAGCGTTTAAACGCAGCCAACCAATTGGGCTCTATGGCTAATTTAGGATTTGGCATGGGACAACAGATCCAAGATCGAATGGACCAGCAAGGTTTAGCACAGCAGGCATTAAACCAGCAGTTGATTAACGAAGCTAAAGGGCAGTACCAAGGGTTTACTGGCGCACCAGCGCAAAGCCTGCAGTATTTACTTCAAGCAGTTGGTGGCGCACCTAATGTAGGAACACAAACTGAAAGTTATAGCCCAGGCTTATTTGATTATTTAACGCTTGGTGCTAAAGCGGCTTCTGGCTCAAATTTCGGAGGTTAATTTAATGAGTTTATTTGACAGTATTGGCACTAAATTTTCAAACATGGATCTTTATGACAAGAAAAACCTAGCACTTAACCTAGCCTCTGGGTTTGCTGGCATGAGCGGTAACCCCAACACAAGCTCTATTCAGCAAGGTATATACGCAGATCAGGCTGCGCTAAGAGAGGATCGGAAGGCCAAAAATGCTGAAGACCTTTTAACTAAAAAAGAAAACGCTACTGCCGCATGGCTGGAAAGAAACGGGCATATTGAACTGGCTAAAGCTGTGTACAGTGGGGCTATGTCCGGTACGGACGCATTAAAGAAATCCAGTGAAACGCCTGCTGAGACTTTTTCAATGATCACTGATCCTGAGATATTAAAAACACTGCCAGCAGGACAATGGCAACAAAGCTCTACTGGAAAATTTATACAGTTAGGTGACAAGCCCACTGAGCGAAAAACAGCCAAAGATAAGTTTGGTGTATTGCGTTATTTGGATGACGGTAAGCCTGCGTTTTCAGTTGACCCCAATGCCACCCGAGTATTTGATAAAGAAGAATTAGCCAACATTAACGTACTTAGAGATGATTTAGGTCAAGAGCTTGGGCAGTTCAATATTATAAAGCAGGGTTACAACAACATCATAACCTTCTTTAAAGATCCTAACCAGGTGACTGACTACGCAATGGCGGTGTCGTTTGCCAAGGTTCTTGACCCAGGCTCTGTGGCTAGAGAGGGCGAGGTTAAAGCTGTTACTAATGCAGGCGCAAAGTTTCCAGCGTATCGAGCCGCGTTTAATAACGCAATAAAAGGAACGGGTGCAATGGACCCAAAAATGCGTTACGACATTGCTACAGCCGCCACTTCGCTATACAAGGAAAGGTCTGTTGAAGCCATTAACTCCATTGAGAAATATAACGCTTTAGGCGTAAAAGCTGGCATTCCAAAGGGCAATATTTACATGGGTTCTGCAATTGTTCCAGCTATGTCAATACCACCTTGGATTATTCCTCCAGCACTTTCTGCTGCACAGATAGGCATGACTCAAAAGCAATGGAAAGACCTACCTTATAAGAAAAAAGTAGAGTTTATGGATTCACTCAAACCTGGGGCGAAATAATGGCTACAACAGCAGAATTAATGGCAGAGCTAAATGCTAGTCAGGTTAGCACTGACAACGACATAGAAGAGAAAACAGAGCGTGTCAGGGCTTTGTTTCAAGGGTTAACTTTTGGCAGTGCTGACGAGGCAGAGGCCTTTTATGAGTCAATATTTAGTGACGTTAGTTACGATGATGCGTTAACCGAAGTCCGTAAAAAACTATCAGACTACCAAGACAGTGACGCGATAGGTTCGATCATGTACGAAACTGCAGGGGCTGCAATACCAGCCATTGTAGCTGGGTTTTTTACAGGCGGTTCAGCCACAGCAGCCACAGGTGCAAAGCTCTTTCCACGCTTATGGCAGGCCGCTAAGATAGGCATGGCTGAGGGCGGTATCTACGCCTTTAATACGGGCGAGGGTGATCTTGGTGACCGCGTGTCAAGAGTCCCTGGTGGAGCAACTATAGGCGCATTGACAGGCGGTTCTGGCAAGGGAGTGAGTGATGTAGTGACAGGTTTTGGTTCTGCTGTCATTGACAAAGCTAGGCGCATGTTTGGCAACAGGGGCAGTAAGGCCGTTGAAACCGAGATACAACGCTTGGCTAGTGAGTCCGGTAAAACTGTTGATGAGATTGTTGCTGATGTAGCTAGTGGCAAACTTATGGTTGAAAATGTCACGCTTCGTGAATCTGTAAAGGCAATGGTTGCAGATGGTGGACCTAGTTCCGCAAGATTAAAAACCAGCTTTCCAGAAAGGACTAAACAAACTGAAGCTGCAGCTTTTGATGAGCTTCGGTCTGGCATGACTAATATTGATAACCCTAACATCACACAAGGCATGGGTGAAATTATTGATGCCGAGCGCGTTATTGAAGCAGGCGCAAGAGCCCCCTATAACACACAAAAAGTCAGTGGTGAGTTGTTAACTGAGCTAAGAAACATTATTAAGCGGATGCCAAAAGCAGCAGAATTAGCCGCACAAGAAATGCAGCAAAGAACCGGAGCCGCACCATTTTATAAAATTAACGAAGCAGGCGAGGTGGTGTTTAATACGATTCCAACAGCGGCTCAAGCTGAAGCAATTATGGCTCACTCAGGTCGAATTGCTCAATCGTTTTCTGAGAAGACAATGACTAAGGGGTTGGCCCCATCAGCGTTTGAGGTCCAGAACTCGCTTCGTAAGCAAATCGATGAATCTGTCGAAGGAATGAAAGAGATTAGGGCCATATCAGCATTAACCTTTTCTAAAGAAGATGCGTTTAAAGCTGGTTTAACTTTAATCAATAAATCGCCAGAACAGGCCAATATTCTGATTCAAAGAATGATGAATGAAAGTGTGGACCCAAGTGTGCTTGATGCACTTCGATCTGGTGTGATGGCTTCCATTAAAAACGATGTGTCTAAAGCAGGCGGCAAGTCTGCAGCAATCAGGAAGATATTAAAAGAGGACGCTAAATTAAAAGACCTAGTTGAACAATTGTTTCCAGAAGACTCACTGGATAGTTTAGTCAATAAGCTAGAGATTGCTCAGGGGGCTAAAAACATTGAAAACTTTGCGCTTACGGGCTCTTCAACTCAGTCTGTTGATGCAGCAGCAGGCAGAATGGGTACGGGCATGGCAGAAGATGTTATTAGTCTAGGAAATGGCAACCCTGCAGCAGCTGCCAGGATAGCCGCTGTGTTGATGCAAAAGATGGGCATAGGCCTTAGCGAAAAAGACAAGGCAAAGGTAGTTCAAGTATTACTGTCAACCGATCCTGATGAGGTAAGAAAAGCCTTAGTTGATGAGTCGGCCTTGGCCTCCCTTGCCACGGGATTAAAAGCCACATTAAACCAATCGGTTTATGCAGGGACACAAGCTCCTGCAGTCGTACTTGCTGGTAATGCTGGCGGCAACATGTCAGAAAGTTTATTCAGTAGAGAGGAGCGGTAATGACACAGATGAAGGAAGACGAGATCCAGGGGGCAGTTAAAGCCGCCATAGAAGCCGCAATTGATTACGTTGATACTGACATAAGAGAAGATCGGGAACGCGCTCAGAAGTACTTTGATGGGGTTGTAGACCTGAGCCACGAAGAGGGCCGATCAAAGGTTGTCTCGACTAAAGTTAGGGATGTTGTGCGAGGGGCAAAGCCTGGCCTCATGCGCGTGTTCTTGAATAACGATAAGTTTGTGGAATTTATTCCTAAGAGTAGCGAAGATGTGACTAATGCAGAGCAGGCCACGGCATATACACACTGGGTGTTTGATAAGGTAGGCGGCTACAACGTACTAAGCAATGCGATACATGACTCATTAGTAAAGAAAGTCGGCATTGTGAAAGTGTGGTGGAATAACGCCACCGTTGCTGAATCTCACACCTATGAGAATTTGTCAGATGAAGAAGTTGAAATGCTGACTGCAGATGATGAGGTTGAGGTTATTGAACACTCGCAAGAGTTAACAATGGAAATGGATGAAATGGGCATTGAGGTGTCTAGAAACGTCCACTCTATGTTAATTTCTCACAAATACGAAGAGGGCGAAATGGTCATCGAAGGCATCCCTCCGGAAGAGTTTTTCATCGATGGGTCGGCTAAATCGATTGATGATGCTTACATTGTCTGTCACAAGTCTGAGAAACGTGCAGGCGACTTGATTGCAATGGGCTTTGATCAAGATGTGATTGACGGTCTGGTTGGCGAAGATGATGACTCTAATAATGAAGGAGAGGAAAAATTATTGCGCTTTGGCGAGAACGCAGACTCTGACGATGAGGCGGTTAATGACCCATCGATGCGCGCAATCATTGTCACAGAAGCGTATTTAAAAATAGACATTGAGGGTGATGGCGTACCCACTTTGCACAAGTTTTTGTGCGGTGGCACTAATTATGAAATCTTAGAACAGGAGCCCTGGGACAAAGCACCCTTTGCTGATTTTCATGTGGACCCAGAGCCCCATGCATTTTACGGCAGAAGCCTGGCTGAACTGGTCATGAATGATCAGGACACTACGACTAGTGTACTGCGTGGCATTCTAGACAACGTGGCCTTAGTAAACACCCCACGCCTAGAAGTTAACGAAGACCTGGTTATCATGGATGACGTTTTAAATAACGAAATCGGAGCCGTGATTCGCAGTGAGCAAATAGGGTCAGTTAACCCCCTTGTAGTGCCATTTGTAGCAGGGTCCACCCTACCAGCACTCCAATACCTTGATATGCTCGTAGAAGAGAAAACAGGCATCTCTAAGATGTCTATGGGGCTTAACGCAGACGCTTTGCAGAACACCACTGCGACTGCAGCAGCGATAACTCAGCAGGCCTCAGCAGGCCATGTGGAAGTCATGGCGAGAAACCTCGCTGAGGGCATGAAACGGTTATTTCAACTCATGCTACACGTTTCCATTAAAAACAGCCCAGACGAGCAAATGATGCGCTTGAACGGTGAGTTTATCAGCGTGGACCCACAGGTGTGGAATAGTTCTATGGACATGCAAATTAATGTCGGGTTAGGCACAGGCCAAGAAGATGTTAAAGCAGCCGCTTTAATGCAGACCTTCCAGACGCAGCAGCAGATATGGCAAACCTACGGTCCTACTAACGGCCTGGTTACCATGACCATGATGCGTAATACCTTAGCAGATACTTTGGCCTTAAGCGGCATTAAGAATGCTGATCGTTATTACGCTCCTATGAGCCCAGAAAGTGAAGCTCAGTTAATGGCTCAGATGGCTGAACAGGCTGCACAGGCGGCAGCACAGTCCGTTGAGCAGGGCGATCCAGTGGCTGATGCAATGATCACCAGTGAACAGATCAAAGCTCAGGCGAAGATGCAGGGCGATCAGATGCGAATGCAGGGCAAGATGCAAGGAGACCAGATTAAGCTCCAAGCAGAAATGCAAGTTAAGGCGGCTCAAATGCAAAGCGCACAGGGTAAAGAACTGGCTGATTTACAACTTAAATACCGAGAGTTGCAATCCAATGATGACCTAAACCGTGACAAAATGAACCAAGATTTGTTAGTTGAGGCCGCAAAAATACTGGGTCAATACGGAACAGCGGTGGATGTTGAGCGTGTAAGGGCTCTGCAGGCCGCTCCCAGGCTAGGTAATGTGCAATGATTTTAAAGAATCAAGCCCAAAAGCTATTGGCAGACGAGACTTTTTTGGCTATTTTTGTTAGTATACGAACATCTCAATGTAACAAGTTCTTACATTCTGGTAAGGATGACATTGAAGTAAGAGAAGAGGCCCACTCAATATTAAGGGCTTTAAATGAAATTGAGAATGTTTTGACCCGTGCAATAACGGATCAAGACTTTCGAGATAAACGCATCAAATAAAAGGATAGCACCGTGGAAGCGACTACCGAGTTAAGCATGGAAAATGCAGTTGAAGCGTTGATGGCTCAAGAGCCAGAAACAGCCGAAGTTGAAACTACCGATACCGAAACGGAAGAGGTAGAAGAGGACGAGGTTGAAGACACCGAAGTTGAAGATTCAGACGATTCAGACGATGCAGAAGATGCAGACGATGACGATGAAGATGAATACGAAGGTGATGAAGGTGAGGCAGATTCCGATGAGCAAGACGACTCTGTAAATTCCGAAACATTTATCGTCAAAGTAGATGGTGAAGACGTTGAGGTGAGTTTGCAGGATCTTACCAAGAGCTACTCTGGACAGCGTTACATTCAAAATGGCATGCAAAAAGCTGCCGAGCAGCGCAAACAGGCTGAACAGGCATATAACAGCCTAAATCAGCAACGAGCGCAGCTTGATCAATACATACAACAGGTTAGTCAAAATGGATTGGTTCCCAAACCCATTGCCCCTACTAGAGCCCTGTTTACTGATGACCCACTGGGTTACCTGGACGCGGACCTAAAGTACAAAGAGGACATGGGATTATATCAAGCCGATCAAAACCAATTAGCGCACAACCATAAAGCTATGCAAGAAGCCCAGGCAGAAACTAACCAGGCTAACTTGCAATACCAGCAGGAAGAGCTTAAACGATTAATTCCAGATTTTGCCGATGCTAAAAAAGCAACAAAACTGAAAGATAATTTAATTAAGCATGGTGGAACACTTGGGTTTACTGAGGCTGAACTTCGCTCAGTTGTAGACGCAAGAACCATGCGAACTCTTCACGAAAGTATGCTTTGGCGGCAATCATTGGAGGGCAAAAGTGATGTGCAAGCAAAGCTTAAAAAAGCCCGTCCGCTGATGAAGTCTGGCGTTAAGAAAACTGGCGAATCTGTTAAAAGTGTTGAAAAGAAGCTCATGTCTAAATTGAAAAAATCTGGCAGCATCAATGACGCTGCTGCCTTGTTGTTTAATAGTTAACTTTTTGATTTTTAAGGAATTATCATGGCACAACCTACCAACACGTTCGACACATATGACTCAAACGCTCTGAAGGAAGACATCTCATCCGTAATTTATTCGGTAGATCCTTCCGAAGTCCCTTTGCTTAGTTCGATGGCAAAAACCTCCGCATCAAACACGTTGCACCAGTGGCAAACGGACACACTTCGTCCAGCGGTTTCAAGCAACAAGCATGTTGAAGGGGACACAACTGTAGCTGAGGCTCGCACTTCAGTTGCTCGTATCCACAATTTCACGCAGATATTCAAAAACGCTGTGACAATTTCTGGCACTGACCAGAGTGTTACCAATGTTGGCTACGGCAAGCAAATGGCGCATGAAATCTTAAAAGTGGCTAAAGAGCAAAAGATGGACATGGAGTCAAGCATCTTTGCTAACTTGCCGTTTGTTGCTGGTGATTCGACTACAGCCCGTCAGTTGGGTGGTTTAACCAGTTACATCAAGACCAATGTGACAAATATTGGCGGTAGTGGTGGTGCTAACCCAACAGGCAATACACCTGGTGCAACCGCTCGTACAAACGGTACTCAAACCGTCTTTAACCAAGCTAAGTTCGACACATGTATGCAGCAAGTTTGGGATTCTGGCGGCACACCTGATACTGTTTATCTAAGCAGCGCTCAGCTCCAGAGGGCATTAGGATTTACCGGCAATAATAATGAACGCGCCACTGCCCAGAACGGCAAGGTCAGTCAACTGCTTTCGATCTACATGACGCCCTGGGGGTCCGTGACGTTCACGCCTTCGCGTCACCAAGAAACCAGAAGTGTGTTCATTTTACAGAGCGATATGTTGGCATTAGCCTCATTACGCCCAATGAAGAATGAGCCATTATCTAAACAAGGAGATAATGTTACAAGACAAGTTCTCTGTGAGGCCACTTTGGTGGTTCGTAATGAAAAAAGCTTGGGTCTGGTTGCAGACTGTACTGCTTAATAAAGGCAATACCAAAGGGGCTGAAATACGCCCCTTTTTTTAAGGACGATTTTAATGGCTAAAATATCTGAAGAGTGGATTGATGATGGTGACAAAATCATCCATAAGAAAACGCACGATTGGAACCCATCTCTTGAATATGCCAAAGCGTTGCGAGAACACGGTAACGAATCATTTGGCGAGTCTAAATTGATTGGCGTTATTGATGCAGCCCTGTTGGGTGAATGGTTAAAAGAAGCTGGCGTGGCGTGGGATGATCATCACGCAAAAGCTGAAGTCGTAAAGCGCAAAATGTTATCCGGTGATTTTGACAAGCTGCGCGTTTGGGATAAGACCTATTAGTGTGGTCAAGCCCGTTACAGCTTTATCCAGTTCATGTGTCGCCCACCATAGCGGTACAAGGCATGGCTTATGTAGTTGAGCCGCAAGTAATACGGGAGCAGGATTATATGCGCGTACAGCCAATTAGCAAGCCATACGCACTGCCTGCGTATAGCACTCTACACTGGATTGCCTGATGCTCGCGGAAATCGCAATTGCGAATGCCATATGGAAGACGTTATCGACTGCCTTAAAGAACGGCAAGCAGCTCTACGAGGTATCCGGTCAAGTTAGTGAGTACCTGTCAGCAACGCAAAAAGTAAAAGAGAAAGCTGGTGATGCCAACAGCCGTGGCACAGCCTTAGAGGCTTACCAATTTGCAGAGCAAGAGCGAATTAGGCGTTCTCAGC